CTGTTGGTGCTCGTTGCGCTAACGGTAGTACAGACACTGAGCCTAAAAAGTAAGATTGTGCTGCAACAATAGAAGCACTGTTGCCTCCATATAATATGTCATAGCAAAGTGCATCAACAATATAACCTAAGTCTCTATCACAAGTAACCGAGTTGTAAGAAAATCCTGCCCAGATGCCAGTGCCTATTGATATTTGTTCATTTATCCATGCAATAATTTCTGCACGAATAAATGCTTTGTTGTTAACTAGTTGTGTATGAGCATTAACTGTATTAGTTGCTGCTCCTGTAGGTATTGGAAAAGTTAATACATTGGCTGCTGCTACACCGTTTTCAATAATGTCAATCACTTCATTAACAGCCGCATTGTTCCGAGTGATAGCAGTGGCATTGCTCATGTAGGTTGCAACTTGATCTCTTAGATATGATAATGCGCCAGTTGTTTGAACTAACTGATTGTCAATAACTTCAGATGCAACTGCTCGTCTATATGATAAGCCGTTGATTACTGCATTGTAGTTTGTTCCCAATGCAACGTCATAATATAATCCGTCTAAGATTATCCCGCTATCTCTACGGCATTTTATTTCATCGTAACTAAACGGTGCAACAGATCCTACAGTGCCTGAAATATAATAAGCAGTTGGATCATTGCCCAAGAACATAATACTACCAATCTGAGGTTTACTTGGTAAACCAGATACTATAATAGAACTGTTTTTACTTAGGTTAACAAGGGCCTGGCCTTGAATGCTCGGTGTTCCGCCTGAAATAGTGATGTTCGGGGTGGCGTCATATCCACTACCTGGATTATCAACTACAATCGCATTAATGCGTCGAGTAACAGAATCTAAGTTTACTGTGGCAGTAGCTTGAACACCACCCGGTGTTGTAGGAGGATCAATAACAGCAATCGGAGTCGACACATAGCCGTCACCTTCTAGTGTAACAGTTATTGAACCCACTGTTGAAAAATAATCTTGTTCCATGTCGCCTTCTGCATACGGATCAAGATAGTAGCCATCAGCTACAAAGCCTTTAGCACCAAAGTCAATAACTGAGTTAGAGATAGACAAGTAGCCGCCTCGGCTAGCGTAAAACGCTTTAGAACAAAACACTGCAAAGCATGAAACTAACTGCATATAGCCAAAGTTAGTAATATGGAATCCCACACCACCTTGAGCTACTTGAGTAAACGCATCTGCAACCATAGACTTGATGGGACTTTGGCTACTGTATTTGTCACCGTCGATCAACATGCCGCCGCCGGCGCCTTCGTTGTCAATGCCGTATGTATCTATTTGCGTTGGGTTGATTTCATAATCTAATAACGGGCGTGGGCCAGTTACCATAATGCCATTAACGTCTGGTTGTTCTGTAACAAATGGAAGCCATTCTTCACCGTTATTCATAAACGGTCCTGTGATGCTCGAACAGTTTTGAATGTATGGTGATGTGTCAACAATAGCATCGCTGTCGATTGCTACACAATAAGCTGGAGCACGTAGGCCTTTAAATACCATTTGTGCAATATAGTCTTTGCTGTTTACATGAAACAAATCTCGGCCATATAAAACTCTACCGCTTGCAATTTGACTTGCAATATTGGTACCTTTTTGTCTAAAAGTTACAGTAAACTCAGTTACATCAGTTATGTTAACGTCAGTTTCGTCAACTGCTGTATTTGAACAACGTACACGGATTCGATCGCCTAAAACACGACCGTGTGCAGTTGATGTAGTAATAGTAGTATAGTCGTTATTTCTTTGAATGTTAGCAATATCATACACACTAGGACCATTGAGAGGTCTAATGATTGTAGTTCTTAAACTATCACCTAGGATAGTAACATGCGGAGGTACTTTTAACGGATTGTCTTCGTAGTATTCACCGCTTCGCACAATAATAGTTGTACCTTGTTGTGCAACTGCTAGTGCAGATTTTAAAGTACGTTTAGCTTGATCAGGGCCTTCACCGCGTCCACTGTTGGCGTCGTTGCCGTCTAAGGTAACGTACATGACATTGGTAACTTCCGGTCCAGGCGCTGCACCGTTTATTAACAAGTCACCGTTGATGATAACATTGTTAGCTGGGTTTAACTCAATGTCACCGTTGGCTTTACGCCAGACTGAATGGTCTCGTATTTGCCCGGGGTTTAAGTTTTGACTTCGAAAATATTTCATAGTTATAGAGTCACATAGCTGATTGTTACACTGATTTGACTTGAGTCAGTGGTCAATGCTTCTATTTTGTCGCCTAGTCCTAGCACTACTCGTTCAGTGCTGAATGAAAATGTATCTCCTGCTTCGATAGGTAACTGACTAATAATCTTATTAATGTTTGCGGCGCTTTGGCCAGACTCTATAAGATGAACATCAATGTATTGTCTACCTAACGCTTCGTCTAGTGGGTCCGGGGTATTTAGATTACAAAAAATAAGTGTCGTGACTGCTATATCCGATGCTAGTGTAGGACTAATACGTGTTAAAGTGTTGTTAAGCAGTGTGCTTTGGATTGCCATTTCATGTCCTTATAATATCAATGCGTAGAGCAATGCTCTAGTTTTACTCACCAGCTCGTCGTTAGTTCCTGCAGTATTTACAAAATACAAACCTGTACCTCCGTTTCCTGGAATGTTGGTTGAATACAGTTTAACATACCCAGTGGGTGTACTAGGTACAGTAGTCTGGTTGGCAATATTTAAAACGTTTTCTAATAATATATTATTGTTAGAAATATTTGTTATGCTGTTGGTTTCTATTCTAATGTTACCAGCAGTCAATCCATCCTGATTGATCACTGCTATCTCATTTCCATCAACATCAAAAGTAATTTTACTAACACCCGACGTATCAAAATCGTATGTTTGAACTTTAGTATCGTTTTCTCGTATTACTCTTACACTCGTAGTTGCAATAGATGACGCTGTGAAATCAGCTAGTGCTTTCATGTTAGGAACATAATCATCATTAATGATTGGGTACGGAACAACTGTGCCTGTATTAGATGCCAACACAACCGCAGTGCCAGTACTGGCATATTGGAATCTTGTGGGCGACACAACTGTCACCACTACCGGTGATGTTGTATTAAATGTTGGATCTAAGAAACAAGTGATTGTTGCTCTATATCCTGATAGTAAACCGTGTGGTACTAATGTAATCACTTCAGCAATGTTAAGAGTTCTACCAATAGCATCGATTGCAAATGAAGTGCCTAATACAGATTCTCTTAAAACATTGTAGTGATAGTTTGCAGTACCTGCAACAGTAATAACTCCATTGCCATGACTAATCAATGCTAGGTCTTCACCGTTGGTGTTAATAGCATTGGTTGCAATAGGCAACAAACTATTACTTGCATCTTTAAACATCCAACCATTAACTTCCTGATATGATCCGCCAGTTGGACCATTAGTAAGTACTGATGATAAATTTTCGTAATATGTTAGTGAAACATCTTGCAATGTTCCTCTATCTATTTGGATACCGGCTGACCCGCCGAATGCGCCAGATGGTAAAGGAGTAGGTGTATTAGGTGCGTAGTCAGCTGGATCGTATTGGTTAATAACGATAATATTGTCTTTAACAGTTAGAGTCTCAGATTGCAGAGTCGTAGTATTTCCTAAGACTTCCAAGTCACCTGTTATAGTAACTTTACCCTGCGCTCCAAGTACGCCAGTTGGATTCGTGTCTAATACAATGTCACCATACGTGACATCAGATCCAACTATAATCTTATAGTTGCCACTGTGTACTCTAACTATTTTTGACATTATTACATTCCGTTATTATTAAGCGTTGGCAATTTGTAAATAGATTCCAGCTGCTGCATCAAACTTCCAAGGAGCAGCTTGACCAGTAGCATATAACCATCCACTTCCACCAGCGCGAGTTACAGTTGCTTTACGACCTGTTAACTTAGTAACAAAATATTCGCCGCCGGCACTGTCTGTTGCGGCAATACTGCCTTCGCCTGCTGCATCAGCTAGAGTAGATTGTAGTTGAACGACACCAGTGCGTGTACCGTCTGTTACTTTGTAACGACGACCGGATACTTGACGAATAATATCAACACTACCAGCTGATCCACCTGTTAAGAATGCTGTCATAGAGATAGCATTTTCGTTATTTGTTGCGGTACTTACTGCACCTGAGTCAACTTGAAACACGGCTGTAAGAGTAGTTGTACCAATTGTACCTGTACCCGCTGTCACTGTAGGAGCTGATGTGTAACCAGAACCTGCTTCCACTATTGTGATGCTGGCAATAGCGCCTGCTGCGGCTACTACTGTACCAGTTGCTGTGACACCACCTGGTAGTTGTGGTGCTGAGAATGTAACTGCGCCGCCTGTGGTATAACCTGTAGAGTTGTTGACACCACCTACAGTAACACTGCCTATTCGACTGCCACCGATGCCGTTATCAGTAGTTACGCTTGCGGAACCGATGTTTCGGTTACCAAAATATTTTTTATGTAAAGGACGTCCCATTTTGTTTTCTCCTTGTAGAAAAACAGCGTTCTAGGCTGTACGCGGTTGGATTTCCGCATAAAACTTATACCATATAAGTCGTACTATGTATTTAGCTCTCAATGAAAAAGGGCTCCGAAGAGCCCTTTAATATATTGCTAAAACTAGTGATTAAGCATTGGCGATTTGTACGTATGTACCGACTGGAGAATCTAGTTTCCACGGCGCATCTTGACCAGTTGCGTACAAATGATTTGAGCCACCTGCACGAGTTAATGTTACACGACGAGCAGTTATCTTAGTAGCAAAGTACTCTCCACCTGCGCTGTCTACTACCGCAACACTTCCTTCGCCTGCTGCATCTGCTAGGGTTGAAGTTAGCGTAACAATGCCAGTACGTGTACCGTCTGTGACACGGTAACGACGACTTGAAACTTGTTTGATAATATCAGCTCTTAGTGCCGATCCACCTGTCAAAAATGCTGTCATTGATATAGAATTTACTTGATTAGTTGAACTACCAACTGAGCCGCTCCATGTTAAATTAAATGTAGCGTTAGCGCCATTAGTATCAGCGCCAGTGCCTATGCCAGTAACACCACTTACCGGATTAGCAGGAATAGCGGCGTTTCTAACACCAACTTGTGTTACAGTAAATGCAGTAATAGCATTGTTTCCTGGCTCAACATTACCAGTTACAGTGAGAATCAACGGTGTGGTCCACCCTGCTCCACTAAATGTAATAGTATTACCTATATCATATCCAGTACCACTGTTTACTCTTGTTACACCAGTTACAAATACTGATGTAAAATATTTTTTATTTAAAGGACGTCCCATATTATATTCTCCTCAAATTATTTATCTGCTCAATGAAAAAGGGCTCCGAAGAGCCCTTTTAATTTTAACAACCTTTCGGTATGTTGATTAGCTAAATTTAACGTTAGCTGTAGTAATAGCAACTTTACCTAAGTAGTCAGCTGCGTTACCTAAAGAAGACGCTGTGTTTGACAACTCAACATAACCATAACGTGTCATGAATGATACGACTGGTTCGAATGTTGATGGGTCAAGTACAACACCACTGCTCATTAGAGGAACGTAAGGGCAATAGAATGCCGCTGCGTCTGACTCGCTTGAACCTTTGTATCCAACAAGAACGTCGTCGGATGTGCTGTATGTGTTAACATAGATCTTCATAGCATTGTTCAATGTACCAACAAACTTAGTGTTTGTAGGTGCTTCGAATGTACCTTCTGTTGTACGAGCAAATGCGCTTGTAGTAGCAGATTGTAGGATTGTCAATGCTGTTGGTGAAACAACTGCCCAGTTTGCAGCGCCACGACGTGTACGCTGAGCGATCAAGTTAGCAACACGGTTGATCTGAACAGCTAAAGCAGCGTGTTCGTCACCAACGAATGTAGCAGTACCTGAAACGGCTGCTTGGTTGTATGTCTCTGTTGCTGTTCCAGCCAAGTTGCCTAGCGATGCTAGAACTTCTTGGTCGATTTCAGCAGTGATTTCTTGTGCAAGAGCAGCCATGATTTCTGCTTCGATGTCAATACCTTGTTGGGCTTGTGCATCTTGTGCAGCTTCAAACGTCCATCGTGCGCTTAACTTACGTGTCTTCGCTTCGACGGTTTGTTTCAAGATTTGAATGCTCATTCTGTTACCAGCAGTACCTTCTAGTGCGGCTGTGTTAGCAGCTTTACCAGATGATGCGCCTGAATAAGCTTCAGCGATCTTGAACGGGCTGAATGCTTCTTCCCCAGCTACTACGCCTGCTCCAGCGTATGTATCGCTGTAGCGCACACGTAGAGTGTGGATTTGACCGACGGGGCCGGTCATTGGTTGGACGCCAACTAATTCGTTAGCGATAACCGTTGGCATTACACGGCGGATTACTGGAAGTATTACGCGGTTTAATGTTGCAACGTTACCAGCAGATGTTGCGCCGGCTGTGGCGCTTTCTGCAAGATACTTGCGGGTGTTTTCTAAAGTTACAGCCATTGTTGACTTACGGGTGCCTTGTAGGCCTTCTAATAGGGCTTCCTTGGTCTCGTTCCAACGGCCTGTGAGTAGTTCTGACATTTAAATTTCTCCTTAAATTTTTAATCCAGCGAGACGACGGATATCGACAATATTGTTGTCATTCTCGCCACTACTTGCGCTGTTCGGAATTTTATTTCCTGTTACCTCTTTTGCCTCTACTAGTGCCTTACGTTTTTGTGGAGCATCGCCAGCGATTACAGCTGGTAAGTACTTGTCAAAACTGCCACGTAGTTTAGGCGTTTGCACGCTCTCTAGTAGCTCAGACATAATAGCTTTTTGCTCTCTTGCAAGAGGTGCTAATAGTTCCGCCATAACGTTTTGACGTTCTTTGCTCTCCACTAGAGCCTTTATTTCTTGATCTTTGCTTTCTGCAAGTCGCTTTGCTTGTGTTACTTGAGCTTTCGCTTCTGCAACCATCGACTCTTTCATGTCTATGACTTTGAGCAACTTAGATGTTTCTGATTTTTCGTTTAGATAGCTGTTTTGATATTCGCTAGCATAAGCTTCGAATAACTTACGACCAAAGTCGTTCCTGCGAGCAGATTCGATGTCTTCTTTTAGTTGACCGATTTCTTTTGTAAGAGTCTTTTCAACTGTAGATTCGACTAAACCAGCTGCACGTTGTACAAACTGTTCTTTAACTTTTGCAAACGCCTGACGGCCTTCGCGAACCAAACGAACCTTTGTTTCTGCAAGTTCTTGTTTATCTGTGTAGAACTCTGCGATTTCTTGTGCTAGTGCTTCAACAACAAACTGCTCAAGTTTAAAAAACTTGGTAGCCATTGTCTTTTGATCTTCGTGTAACTCTGTGACTTCACTAGCTAGTTGACGAATAACGAATTCCTTCATTTTTTCGGCATCTTTCTTAGCTTTTCCCACTACCTTAGCTTTAGCTTCGGCAAGTTGACTACGATCCTCAACAAACTGCGAGATTTCTTCACGTAGTTGGTCACCCAACATACGGTTAACTGCTTCTAACATGATTTCTTTATCATGCTCGTAGCGTTGTGCGAATTCTTCTCTTAGCATGTGAGTGACTTGTTCTTTGTTCTCGACGATGCGAGATTCCCAAGCCTTCTCAATTTCTGCTCTAACATCTTCAGAAACCACATTGTTTTCAAACAGAGATTTTAGTGCTTCCAACATGTGATTCTCCTTCTTATTGGAGTCCACCTATTATTTTTAATAGGCTTTCTTTTAAATATTTCTGCGCCTTAGGATCGCCCTGCACTTCCTTCGCTATACGAAGGCTACTATAACCTCCCTTATTATTCATAAGGTGTTCATAGATTGGTGTAGGATACGCTCCCGGAGCACTCGGTTGAGCTACCACGTCTACGGTGATAATCTCAAAATCACTTACTTCACCGGAACCGTCTTCTTTGACGTTCCCGGATCCGCGTGAACTAACTCCTAACTTCACACTACTTTCTAACATAGCTTTCACTAGTTGTCCCATTGGTGTTGGTAGGATTTTTAATTTACCGTAACCGTTTGGGCCATCCATCCACATTTCTGTGATCATATGGCTCACCCGGTCAAGGTTAATTCTTAGGTCATCAGGATGATCCACTTCGCCAAGAACTGAGTATCCACCGGCACATTGGTCGTTCAGGGTTTTGACAGCCCTGCCGATTTCATTTACAGGATAAACACGCTGATTTTGATTCCGGACGCCGCCTTGAATGCAAATACCTTTCATATAAAGGTTCTTGCCGTCTTGGCCGTCGGACTCAACGACCATTCTCGCTTGATCAAAACTCAGGTTTTCACGAAGATAGTTCATCTACCTAACCTTATCTGGCTCGGCCTGGAGCACCGTTGATTGGAGAGCCTGCGCCCTTATCACCGTTGTCGCCGTTACCCTTACGTTCTGCACCGTGTCCTGGCTCTTTCTTCTTGAATGCTGTTTTACCTGCATTGCCGCCTGGAACGTTGACGTTACCAAAGTTTTCTTCTTTAGTATTTGGCTTTAGCAAACCGCTTTGTACGCCTTTGCCACCGTCTGTGCCGCCTTTAGCGATATTAGCAGTAGTACCGCCCATATCGTTTTTACCTGCTACGATTGACTTGTTGTTTACACCGTCATCACCGTATTTTGGATTTGCTACTTTTTCAATGTATTCACGCATGAAGTTGTCGCTAACTTCGAAACTGTCTTTTACAGGTTCGTCGCTATCCATGCCCATTTCGTCGTCAGCTTCTTCGCCTTCTTCGTCACCGGCTTCTTCGCCTTCTTCACCGCTCATCATTTTTTCAAATTCTGCTTTTAAGTCGTCTAGTGCGTCTTCTAAATCGACTACGCGATCTTCAATATCGCCTTCGCCTTCCATGTCGTCGCCTTCTTCATCACCGGCTTCAATGTCGCCCATGAAGTCATCAGTAGCGTCGCCACCCATGTCGCCCATGTCATCCATGCCGCCCATGTCGTCTTCTGGTTCTTCGTCGTCAGTTTCGGTGAAAGTAACTTGCATTCCTTCATCTACTTCTTCGTCTTCTTCTTCGTCTTCTTCAGACTCTTTAGCTTCATTAAAGTCTTCTGCTAAAATTTCTTCGTAGATTTCACGAGATTTTTCTACTACCAACTGATGGAAAAGCTCCTTGGCTTTATCTTGTTCATCAGAAATTAAATACTCGAGCATCTGCTCGAACTTTGATCGATCAGTCATGTTTGTCTCCTATATATAGTGTGCGAGGCTGTCATGTATATTTACATCAAACTGTAAAATACACCTAGATATAGCCTCGTTTTAGCTGATTTTGTTGTTATGCTGGTGGAGCCGCGGGAGTTTTGTACATTTGTTCCACAAACTCTAGTTCTTTTTCTTGTTCTAGAATATGTTGTTCAGATGATTTCCGTAGCTCGTTAATCTGTTTAAGAGACAGACGTGTCTTTCTCGTGTCTTTCTTTTGCATAGATGTTGAGTCGCGGCCTGGGTTGTAACGCAAGTCGTTTGCACCAGCTTTCATATCCTGGTCCATATAGAACAGTTCTCTTAAGATCATAATGTTATTTATGCGACTGGTGGTGGTGTTGTAGGTGCAGCGCCTACACCGGGTACAGGTGCAGCAGCTTCAGCACCTGGATCAGCAGCCATATCGGGAGGTGCGTCTGCATCAGCCATGTCAGTAGCATCAGCTTCAATACCTGCTTGACTTACTCCTACACCTCGAAGTTCACCCGAGCTGTCTGTTACAGCAGGATTACTCTTGCCGTTTTCTTCTGCCCATAAACGTTCATTTTCTGCAATCTCTTCTTCGCTTAATCCTAAGTAACGCTTCAATGCAAAACGTTTAGAGATATAAACTTGCTGACTGATAGTTCCGTATGTATTAATACGTTGATTATCTAGTTCAGCTTGACGATAAGTTGCAAAGTTTTGCGGTGGTTGGAACTGTAACTCAAACAAACTTGAGTCAATGTTGACGCCTCGTTCGTATAGATATAGTTTAAATTCTGTATCAAACTCGTCTTGCATTAAACTCTGTAAACGCATACAGTAGTTGTTAAAACGCAGTTCTTGAATGTATGCTGTGCCAACGCGACCGTCATTATATGATGCTTGGCTATCATCTGCACCTGTTGGCAGATAACTACTTGGGATTCTTAAACCGCGGAATAACTTGTTAGTAAAGTACTTTAAGTCGTCAATTTCACCTAGGTTAGTACCGCCAGGTAGTGTTTCAACTTTGCTTCCTCGTCCTTCAGCGGTGGTTGGGAAGAAGTAATCTTCGTTGATACTTAACGGGTTGTACGCACTATCAATAACGTTAGCGCCACCGCCAGTACTACTTGGAATTCTTCTTTGGTGTATTTCATTTTTCACCCTTTCAACAAAGCCCATAGCCAAGTGACTGGGCATATTACCTACGTCAATGTAAAAAATACGTCTTTCTGGAGCTCGTTGTATACGATAGATTAGAATAGCATCTTCAAGCAGTTCTTTTTGTTTGAACACTTTAAAAATATTTTCTAACAAACTGTTACCAAACGGATAGTTGTTGTCAAGTCCTTCGCTGAGACTTAGATGAATAACATGTTCAGCATCTATTGCCAACTCGTTTTGCTGTGTGTCGAATCGAGTACCGGTTGATCCGCCTGCTGGGTAAGTGCCAGATCCTCCTCGCATTGCACCTGCGTTAGGTCCTGCAAAGTTAGTACCTCTGCTGTTAGCGTTGAGGTTGCTGGGTTGAATCTGTGTTACTGATAAGTCTACTAGGTTAGGATTCAAGTCACGGATAACATATTGCTCAGGTTCTTTACCTTCACTTTCGTTAACAATAATCTTGACAATCTTTGCTGGATCAATGTGCATCCATTTTTTATTTTCAGGATCTCGAACAAAGAACGCATCACCGTATTTGAATACGTTACGTACAATACGAAAGATTCTAGTTTCAAATTTTTGTAACTTTGACCATTGTTGTAGATATTCTCTAAGGATACTTATTTCACTGTTAGTAGCTTTACTTTTAAAATACAAGTGAAACGGTGTTTGATTTTCTCTATTCTTTTGGCTGCAAAACTCTGCAATAATATCTAAGGCAGCATTAACTTCACTGTCCATATCCATAGTGTCGTACTGCATGTAACGTTCAATACGATTAGGTGCGCCTGTGTATACGTCTGGTAAGAAGCTGCTGTAATTCTTTTTAGCAGGCCCCATGCCAGTATTAATAGTAGAGACGCTGCCAGATGCGCTGGGCGCATTGTTTACATTAACTGGTGTGAAATACTTTTTCCAACTCATTATTATGCCTTATACAAGTTTGCGCTAGACGATTTTGTAGCTTTA